GGCCCCCCGCCGTCGATGGACTTCGGATCGGGAAAGACGTTCGGCGCATTGGTGCCCTTGTCGACGGCGGGGACGCCGAGCTCCGTCAGCCAGACGGGCTTGGCGCCCGGCTGCCAGGCGGTGCGGCCGGTCTCGACGCCGTTGACACGCTCGACGTGTTCATTCGCCCACCAGCCGGCCAGATCCTTCCGCCGGAACAGCCACGGCTTGCCGTAGGCGCCGTCCGTGATGGGGCTGCGGCGCTGGGAGATGCGATCCGCCTCGCTCGCGTAATACCAGTCGTAGGCCTCGCCGGCGGTGAGCCGGCCGCGCAGGTAGTCGCGGTCATAGATGGCACGCGCCTCTCCCGCATCGGCATGGTCGGTGCCGTCGCGCCAGTCGCTCAGCGGCGGGTAAAAATCGATGCCCACCGCGTCGATGGCGGGCGAGGCCCAGAGCGGATCGAGCGGGAAGCGCACCTCCCTGCCGTCGTCGCGCACATGGGCGCCGTATTCCGTCCAGTCGGCCGCATAGGTGATGGCGGTGCCCGGGCCGACGACCGCGCGCGCCGCTTCGGCCAATGCGATCAGCGCGGATGTCGCCGGATAGTGGCCCGAGGCGGCGCGCAGCCGCGTCAGGCTCACGAGCTCCGAGCCGATGACGAAGCCGTGGACGCCGCCCGCCGCCACCGCGAGATGGGCATAATGCAGGATCTGCCGGCGCAGGGACCACTGCGGCGGCCCCTGGTAGGAGATGACGTCTCCCGAACGGGTGAAATGCTGCGGCTGGGCATGGCCGAAGAAGGCCTGAACCTGTGCCGCGACGGCGGGGCCGCCGTCCGGCGATCCCGGCCGGCCCGGGGCCGGGTGGCAAGTGAGGCGCCCGCGCCAGGGATAGGCCGGTTGCCCGGCGGCGCCCGTCCAGGGATCGGGCAGGCCGTTGCCGGCCGGCACGTCCATCATGATGAACGGATAGAGCACGACCTCGAGGCCGCGCGCCTTGAGGTGCCGGATGAGCGCGATCACGCTGTCGTCCGACGGCGTGCCGCCATAGGCCGGCCGCCCGTTCACCTGGCTGACGAGGCGCGCCGTCTCGCGCGTGAGGGACGAGACCCGCCACGGGAGCTGGCCGCGCCCGTCCTCGGTCGCCTTGGCCGCCGTCTCGACGCGCGGCGCAATGGTGCAGGAGCCGACGCGCAGGTCGTCGCCGAACCAGCTGACGACGAGCGCGACGCGCTCGAGGTTGGGGCACAGCGCCATCAGCATGTCGAGCGAGGCGACGACATCCACGCTGTTCATCAGCTGGTGGCGGTTCTCCGAGCGCGAGGCGCCGAAGCCGAGCACCTGCGTGACATGGCCGGGCATGTAGCCGAACTCGCTCGCCCCCGGGATGAGGTTGACCGCCCGGATGGCGCTGCCGAGCCCCTCGACCGGCCGCACCACCTCGAAGGAGAATTGCGGAATGCGGTTGCCGTAGGCCGCGAGCGGCAGGTGGTCGAAGACGACATAGGCGAGGCCGCGGTAGGCGGGCGCGTTCGCCGCGCCTTCCTTGGCGATGATGAGCGGATCGGGCGTCTGGCTCTCGCTGCCGCGGTGGACGCGCATGTTGACGCGCGTGAGGTCGATCTCCTTGCCGTCCGCCCAGGCGCGGCGGATGTAGGCGATGGGCCCCTCGCACAGGCCGATGGCGATGTTGGCGTAGTAGCTGTAGGTCGTCTCGATCGTCGTCGTCTTCGGGGGCGAGCCCTTGCCGCCGGACGAAGGGGTGCGCGTCACGGTGGTGACGGCCTCCTCCTTCAGGCGCGTCGCCCAGATGAGCTGCCCGCCGACGCGGGCCCGGCCGTAGACGCGGGGAATGGGCGCGCCTTCCGTCGAGGTGATGCCGTCGACGTCCTGAAGGCGCGGCCCTTCGACGACACGCCGCGTGCCGCCTCCGGTGCGCGAGAGGAGCGCGCCGTCGATGGCGGCCCCGGCGAGGCCGCCGAGCGCCCGTCCGACGATGGCGCCGACGGGCCCGCCGACGAGCCCGCCCAGGGCGGCGCCGGCAACCTGCAGGACGATGGTGGCCATCAGTCTGTCACTCCGGGAAAACGGAAGGCGAAGGCGAGGTGGCGCCGCCACCAGCCGCTCAACGGCACCTCGGCGACGGTGGCGCCGTCATGGGCATGCACCATGCCCGCAGCATCCGTCATGATGGCCGCATGCTTGGCCGGCAGATGCGCGCGCCAGCGGAAGAGGAGGACATCGCCGGCGCCGGCATCCGCGGGGGCGATGCGGATGAAATGGCGCTCGCCAGCCTCCGCCATCATCTCGCGCAGGCCGGCCTCGGCCCAGTCGGGCGCATAGGGCGGCACCGCCTCGGGCTCCCGCCCCACCACCTCGCGCCACACGCCGCGCACGAGGCCGAGGCAATCGCAGCCGATGCCCTTGAGCGATGCCTGGTGGCGGTAGGGCGTGCCGATCCAGCCGCGCGCCGCGGCGACGATGGCGGCCCGGGCGACGCCCCCGCTCATCGAAAGAAGCTCCCGCCGTCATGCCCCTCGCCCTCGCGCGGATAGGTGACGACGAAGTCGTTGCCCGGCATGTGGGGGAAACCCCGGAAGTTGACGGTGTTGGAGAAGCGGTCCCGGCAGGTGGCATGGCGCTTGTCGCAGCCCGCCGTGACAGTGAAGGCGTCGCCCTCGCCGATGGTCGCCGGCGCCGCGTGCCAGAGCGTCAGGAGATGCACCCCTTGGTCACGGCGATGGTGCTTGACCTCCACGGCGGCACCGGCGTTGGCGCCGCCCGTCCAGGTCAGCCGCCCGCCGGTGAACCAGCCGTCGGCATGGTCGCCGAGGTCGCGCGCCTGCACCACGAGGCGCCCGTCCGTCGCCGTTACGGCGCCTTCGGCCCGGAAGGCCGGCAGGGTCAGGTCGACGCCGCAGCGGACATCGCCGAGATCGGCGGCGCAGGCGAGCGAATAGAGCCGCCCCTGGGGCTGATCGAGGCGATGCATGATGCCGCGCAGTTCGGCGAGAAAGGCATGGTCGGTGCGCTTGATCTCGCCGATCGAGGCGACGTCGACGAGGAGGCGCTGCCCCTCCGGATCGGCCCAGTTGACGAGCCAGGTCTCGACGGTGGCGTCGTCATAGAGCCCGCCGACGATATCGGCCTCGGTCAGCGCCACCGCACTCAGCGCGCCGGCAACCTCGCTCGTCGCGACGGCGAAGCCGAGCTCTGCCGAGACCTCGGACGGCTCGAGCCCGCTGCGCGCCGTAAAGGTGACACCGGCGAAGGCGAGATCGCGGTCGTGATCCGTGAAGCCGAAGACGGCCCCGTCGCGGCGCAGCAGCTTCCAGCAATGGCAGAGCGTCGTCGCGCTCGCCGCAAGATGCTCGGCGAACGCGGGATCGATATCGCGCATGGCAATGTCCTTAAAGACGCTATCAGGGGACGATCTCGATCACCGGCAGCTGCGGGATGGCGCCGGCGGAGAAGGCGGCGAAATCCACCTCGAGCCGGTCGGTATCGAAGCGGACCGGAACGTCGAACAGATAGCCGGCCGTCACGGCCGTATCCGGCGCGGGAATGCGCCCCTCGGCGAAGGTGACGAGGCCGGTCACTGCGTTGCAGGTGAAATCGAGGCCGGCCGTCAGTTCCTGTCCGTCGACGGCAATGCGGACGCTGCCGTCGACGGGCTTGGTGATGGGGCGCACATAGGGCGCATGGGCGCCGCCGTATTGCTTGACGAGCTGGAAGCTCGCCCTCTCCCCGTCCCCGGTCCCGATCGCCTGGTCGGTCGGCGCAGGCTCCTGCGACGGCAGGCACGACTTGAAGTCGAGCCGGTCGCGCCAGCGGAAGCCGTAGAGCCGGCCGCGCCGCTCCTCGAAGAAGGCCACGGCCGCCGCCAAGGCGTCGAGCGTCTTGATGCCGTAGCCGGCCTCGTAGCGCCGGCGCGCGTGGTGCCAGCGCGCATTGCGGCTCTCGCGCCCGGAACCGAGGAGGACGATGTCGGTGCGCCGCTCCGGGCCGCCGCTGCTCGCGAGCGAGATGTCGACGGGGAACCTGACTTCGTGGAACGAGCTCATCGCCTCTCCCTCACAGCGCACGCTGGCCGCGCGCGACGGCACGGGCGAGCGCCGCGGACACCTGCGCTTCCGAGCGCCGGAAGCTCTCGGCATCGTTGGTGCTGATGTTGACGGTGACCTGCGCCACGGGTCCGCCCTGCGAACCGGCGGCGCGCACGCCGAGCCGGCCGTCCGGTCCGCGCGCCAGCGGCATGATCGCCTCGGCGCCGCGCTCGCCCATGAGGCCGAGCCCGCCGGCGAGCGGGAAATAGGTCGGTGCGGCGACGACGCCGCCCTGGGCGAAGGGCTGCACGAGACCGCGCGAGATCACGCCGCCCTTGGCAAAGGGCAAGGCGCTCGACAGGCCCGAGAACAGGGATTCGAGGCCGCTGCCCAGCGCGCTTTCCAGCGGTTTCGTGGCGGCTTTGAGGGCAATGTCGATGAGGCGCTGGCCGATGCTGCGCAGCACGTCCTCGAAGCGCCGGCCCTCGACGACGCTCGACGAGAAGGCCTTGACGAGCGCCGCGCCGAAGCTCGTCGCCAGCCGGTTGGCCTCGCGCAATTCGTCGAGGTCGACGCGCAGGTCCTGCGGATCACTCGTCATGGCGTTATGGCTCCCGTTGAGGCGGCCGTGTCGGGAAAGGCGCGCATCAGCGCGGCGAGATCCCGACGCGCCGGTGTGGCGCTGCGGCCGAGGCCGAGGGCACGCGCCGTCGCCGCGATCTCGCGTGGCGTCAGGCGCCAGAAGGCGTCCGGACCGAGCCGCAGAGCGCCGAAGCCGAAGGCCTGCACCTCGTCCCACGGAAAGGGCGAGGCGGCCGTGGCTTCAGGGCGCCCTGCGGCGGTCAAGGGTTTGGCGGCGAGGCCTCCCCGGGGCCGAAGGTGACGGCGAGCAGCCGGGCGATGATGGCAGCGAGGTTCTCGAGCCCCTGCCCGATCGGCAGAGCCGCGACCTCCCGGTCGCTCATCGCCCGGCCACCGCCGCGGATGGCGGCGCTGATGAGGCGGATCATGTCGCCGGCCGACAGGCGCCCGCGCGCGAAGCGCTCGCCGAGCCCGGCGAGATCCTCGACCCCGAAGGCGTCCTCCAGCTCGGCCAGCGCCCCGAGCGTCAGGCACAGCACGAAGGTCTCACCGCCGATCTCGGCCGTGATTTCGCCGCGTCTCAGATTGGCCATGGCCGCCTCACAGGGTTGAGAAGGCGAGCGCGCCGGCGGATTCGAGCGCGAGCTCGAAGGTGACCTCGCCGGCGTGGTCGCCGCGGTATTCGAGCGCGGTGACCTGGAAAGGCCCCTCGATCGTGCCGAAATCCGGCACCACGACCTGCCAGGGGCGGATGTCGTCGTCGAAGAACAGCTCGCGGACATAGGCGTCGGACACCTCGTCCTTGAAGATGCCGGAGCCGCTGATGCCGGCCCGGCGCACGCCGGCGCCGGCGAGCAATTCGCGCCAGCGGCCGGCCGATTCCGCATGCGTGACGTCAACCGTCTCGGCGTTGAAGGCGATCTGCCGGGCCCTGAGGCCCGCGACCGTGACGAAAGTGCCGCCGATGTCGAGCTTCAGCAGCAGGTCCTTGCCTTTCTGGGCACCCATGTCGTGTCGTCTCCGATTGGTCGATGGCACCGGCGTCACGGCGCCGGCAGGCGCTCCGTCACCGCCCTGAGGCGCAGCGTCACGCGCGAGCGGTCGGCGCGCTCGTCGCGGCGCGCCTCGGTCTCGACGGTGCGCAGGTTCACGAGCCGGTGGCCGTCGAGCGGCAGCGACGCTTCGCTGAGCAGCGCGTCGATGCGCCCGGCGCTTTCGAGGGCGCTGCGGGCGCCGCCGGCACGAGCCCAGACGGTGAGCGTGATGTCGTGCTCCTCGCCTCGATCGGTGCCGGTCGACCAGTCGCGCGCCTTCCACGGGCCGATGACGCAGTAGAGGCCGTCGAGCCCCCGCGGCGTCTCGTCGAAGATGCGCGCTCCGCCGAGGCGGGCGACGAGGTCGGCGTCGCCAGTGAGGCGCGAGACGATCGTCTCGCGCAGCGCGATGTGGGACGGCTTCACGGCGTCACCTCCTGCAGCGTGCATACGAGCCGGCGCCGGTGTCCGTCGGGGTCGACGGCCGACAGCACGGCGAAGGACCGCCCGCCGATGGCGAAACGGCAGG